TTATCGTAATGGCCTACACACTCAGTACATAAGGTAGGGTCGATTTCATAAATCTGCTCACCCTGATAGATGGCGCCATTTGGACACTCTGGTTCACAAGCGCCACAATTGATACATTCATCTGTAATCTTTATTGCCATCTTACGTAATTTTGATGTAAAGTAATAATATCACAATGAAATTACAAAATCGAATTTACATATTGACCTCATTGGCAAAATTCCTTGAAGAAAATTCTGCAGACTGGGAAGCTGCCAAAATGGAAGCAAGCGTTAAAAATCCATGGTTTACGATGAACTTCATCAATTTATCTGAGAAATTCATCCTTGAAAACTACTTAAATGAAGAAGCTCTTGAGAAATGGACTGCGCATTATCACCTTGATGATTTGATTGAACCAAAAAATGTTGGAATTGTAATGGCAGGAAACATTCCAATGGTTGGCTTCCATGATTTTTTATCTGTTTTCATTAAACATAATGATTTTACACTAGATACAGCACAGTCATTATTCATACAACTTGTAAATATAACGATGATTATAGGAGCGTTTTCATTATTATATATTGTTATAATGCAGGGAAAAACAGAGACCACACCAGAAGATGAAAAAAGCATTTTTACTTTATTACTTTCATTTATGCGAAATATTGTATTTTACATTCCTTGTTTATTCATTGATATTATCGATTTAATAAAGTCAGAGTATCAGATAACTACAAAAACAGTTTGGATTATTTTGTTAATAGAAATTATATTAATCATACTCTATATTGTATTGCCTATTGCATTTAATAGTATATCAACACACGACGGCATTCATTTGTTAGATGAATGTATATATTTAAATAATAAAAGAACACTAGGCTCATATGAGTCATTGCATAAAATAAATGAGAAAGCAGTTGCTAAACCGGATAATAATATTGAAAATAGTCGGTTTAAATATACATATGCTTTATCTGCTTGGTATTATATCAATCCACAGCCGCCAAATACAAGTCCTGCATATACAAAGTTTTCAACTATTTTAGATTACGGTAAAAAACCGATTATACAGTTTAATTCATTGAAGAACATTTTACGAGTTCAATGTGAAACATCGAAAGGCAATATGAAAACATTATATGAGTCAAAAGATATAAAATATCAAAAGTGGAACAATATTGTTGTCAATTATGACGCAGGAACAATGGATGTATTTATTAATGGGTTACTAGTTAGTTCAACACCTGATATTGCTCCGTATATGACATATGAAAATGTAGTAGTCGGACAAGAAAATGGTATTCAAGGCGGTATATGTAACGTTGTTTATTATAAACATATTTTATCCTCTAGTAAAATAAATACAGCGTATAAATTGCTTAGAAATAAAGATATACCGATCTTTTAGTATAGAAAGAGAGAAATAGATATTTGTATTTATAATTTCTTATTGTATAATATATTATGGAGTTGTATCAAATTGTTTTATCAGTTATAGTTCTTTTAATTGTAATATATATTATTGCTGGATACTTCTTTCCAAAGACAACGCAGTTAAGTTCTATGATGGAGGGAACTAAACAGCAATCAATTGAAGCCGCAAGTCTTCCATCCAACACTAATTCTCTCAACTATACTTATTCAACTTGGATTTATGTTGAAGATTGGAATTATAAATACGGAGAGAAAAAGGTAATTTTAGGAAGATTAGACAGTGATAAAAATCCAAGTCCTTCTATTGAATTGGGCGCGATGGATAACGATGTTACTATTTCAGTATCTTGTTACCCGAAGCAAGCATCTGGATCAGCGCCAACATCTAACGGTGTTAGACCAAATATCCATAAATGCAAAGTTCAAAATGTACCACTACAAAGATGGGTTAATATTATAATTAGTTTATATGGACGTACTCTAGACGTTTATATTGATGGTAAATTAGTTCGCACTTGTTTACTTCCTGGAGTTGCTAAGATATCACAAACAGCACCGGTTATTATTACTCCAAATGGAGGATTTAGTGGTTGGACTGCTAATTTCCAATATTGGGCGAACTCAACAAGTCCACAACAGGCATATGATATTTATAAAAATGGATATGGAGGTAGTGCTTTAGGTGATTTCTTCAATAAATATCGTTTGAAACTCGCTTTTATGGAAGATAATACAGAAAGAGGAAGTATAGAAATTTAATGATAGATATACGTGAATGAACTATGTATTTTTCATTTTACACCGATGAAGATTTAAATCTTCAAGGGTGTATATATTCGCACCACTATCACATTACAATTTCTATAACATCATATTACATTTTATATATCATATTTATAGTATTATATTATATATAATGGAACAATCTACAAATACACCAGAATCATCGTCATTACTACCTTCTATGCCGGCATTATCTATGCCTGAAATATCAATGCCGGCATTATCTATGCCTGAAATAACTCCGTCAAATGTATATTTAGACGGTTCAAATGAGTTTTTAAACTCAAACAGTATGGTTGCAAAATTCGCATTCATCATACTTGTTCTTATATTTTTTGTAATCTTTTTACGTTCAGGTATTTCATTTATATCGTGGTTATTTGCACCGTCGCCAAATCCAATATTATTAAATGGTATGGCGAATGCAAAACAAATGATGCAAATACCACAAGATCCTACTGCAAATGGTTCTATTCCTATTTTACGATCTATCAATGAAACAGAAGGTATGGGTTTCACTTGGTCAGTATGGATATACATTGACGATATGACATATAAAGATAATGAATATAAGCATATTTTCCATAAAGGTAATGATAATATCAATATTAAGACACAACCCTATGGAATGAACTTCCCAAATAACGCACCTGGATTATATATCGCACCCAAAACGAATGATTTAGTTGTAGTTATGAATACATTTGAAGAAATCAACGAACAAGTAATTGTTAAGGATATTCCATTAAATAAATGGGTCAATGTTATTATACGTGTAAACGAACAACACGAAATGGATGTGTATATTAACGGTAGACTGGCTCGTAGACACATTCTATCTAGTGTTCCAAGACAGAATTACGGAGATGTGTTTGTTACTATGAATGGTGGATTTTCTGGTTTTGTATCTGCTCTTCGTTATTTTTCATCTAGTATAGGAGTAAATGATATACAATCTATATTAACTGCCGGTCCAAACTTGAATACGATTGGAGATAGTATGATAAATAGTCAACCGAATTATTTGTCTATGAGATGGTTCTTTGATAACAATACAAACTAATATAATATAATACAAACCAATATAATACAGATTTGAATAAATGTATTATTATCTATAATATGTATAATAGATAATATGAATAATATACCAGATTTCGTATTTAATAACCCAACCGGTGTATATGGTCAAATTTATTATCATGGATATTACTATTATCCACAGTATTTTGATAATAGTGTGAATAAATATTATCATCATATTCCTTATTATAATCATTATTACGATAACAGTAATAGTTTTTATGATAATAGAACACCTGGATTTGATTTTAGTGTAAATCCAAATATAACTACTGTAGGACGCGCAATAGGAACGTGTTTATTACCAGAATCACAGCGTAAAACGGATGTATTAGAATATAAACAGCGAAATACTCTCAATAGTTTAACAAAACAGCAAAAATGGGCTCAATTAGCCAGAGGTATTAATAATACTGGTAAAAAATCGTGGAGTTCGCAGTCAGATACAATGACAATTGTAAATACAAGTAATTTAAATCAAATAGGCAATACACTTACGTGTTATGGTGTTTCAACAACAACTACTACATCAACAACTACAACAACTACAACTACAACAACTACAACAACTACTACAACCACTACTACAACTACAACTACAACTACAACATATACAGAAACAACTGTTACATTTATTTCAACAGTAGTAGAAAGTCCACGACCGATAAACTGGTCTATTTCTAGTTCTTATGATATGAAAACAATTATAGCGTCATTATATGATAATTATATTTATGTATCATATGACTATGGAGCTACTTGGGTTCAATTAAATGTAATGTCGTCTAAATGGAGTTGTGTAGCATCATCTTATGACGGTAAAGTATTTGCAGCAGCAAGAGATAATGGATTTATTTATGTATCTAATGATATAAGTAGCAATCAATTAGACGTGAAAACATCATCAACATCTAAACAATGGAGAAGCATCAAAATAACTAGAGATGGTACCAAGATTTTTGCAGTTGCAAATGGAGATTATATATATTTATCGTATAATAAGGGAAATACTTGGACTAAACTTGAAAGTAGTCGTTCGTGGCAAAAAATTGCAGTATCATATGATGGGTCTATTGTAGCTGCGGTTGTTCTAGGAGGATACATATATATTTCGTGTGATAGTGGTAATAATTGGGTATCTAGAAATGAGATTAGACAATGGATAAGTATTTGTATGTCTGATACAGGATTATATATGTGTGCAGTTGAATATGGTGGGAATATTTATTATTCCAAAAATTATGGAAATACTTGGAATCTGGTAAAACAAGTTAGTAGATGTAGTGATGTCGCAATGTCTTCCGATGGTTCAATTATTTCTGCATTGGATTTTGGTGGAAATATAAATATTTCTAAGAACTTTGGTGTAACGTGGTCGTCTTTTTCTACGGTTAAAGAATGGTTTTGTCTCGCATTATCATTGGATGGTAGTAGGATGACAACGTGTGTTTATAATGAAAATATATATTTACATCAATACTATTAGGTGCGAATGATTTAAAATATATTTGTATGATATAAATATAAATATAATTATGGTAGAAATTAAACAAGTCGTCATATATGGTCATAAATTACATAGTCATACGCATAGTTATATTCATAACGGGTTTTATCTCTCATTTAAACATTTAGGATTTAAAACGTATCATTTTGATGATAGTGATGATGTAACTAATCACGATTTTAGTAATACATTATTTATTACAGAGCATCAAGTAAATAAGAAAATACCATTAAGACAAGATTGTTTATATTTAACACATTATATAGATGAAGGTGATTATAAAGGTATTCCAAAAGAAAATATAATTATATTAAAAGTATCATTGAGAGATTTCAATGAAAGTGAAAAACATAAAAACTTAAATTACATTGAGTTAAATTATGGACCTAAATTTGAGTATCATGCACTAGATAATGGTTATAATTCTTTATATATGTATTGGGCAACTGATTTATTACCAGAAGAAATAGATCGTAATATGAGTACTATTAAAGATATGAAAATAAAAAATGAAATTAATTTTGTAGGATCATTAACAAGAAAATGGTATGATTTTTATAATTTATGTTATCAAAATGGAATAAAATTTAATAATTATGGTGCTTCATTTGATGTACATTCCAAAAAGAATGTTTCAGTAACAGATAATATGGAACTAACAAAACAATCTATCATTGCACCAGCATTGCAAGATGATATGCAGATAAAGAATCAATATATACCATGTCGTATTTTTAAAAATATTTCATATGGAAAAATGGGTATAACAAATAATAAAATTGTGGATGATTTGTTTGATAATAAATTGATTTATGATACGAATTTATCTCAATTATTACATAAAGGGTTATTATTTGAAAAAGATTCATTAAATAAAAATGAAACTATTTTAGATTTGATGAAAATCGTTAGGGATAATCATACATATATTAATCGTGCGAATACCATTATGAAATATATAAATAATTATACAAATTTTACAATATCAATGTAAAAAATGTAAATATGTAAATAAATAATTATATTATAGTATTATATAATATAATGCCTTCAAGAAGACTTTCCCCTGCGTTAATTCCAGTTCAAGGTGGCGGTGTGAAAAAAGCCGGTTTACCAACTAGCATTGGTTCATCTGTTTTATTCAAGATTATTTGTAAATCAGCTGGTTGCATTAAGAAGTAAGAGGCGATGCCCCATTAGAAACCCCTAATTTAAGTAATAAGGGCATAGCCAATTAATGCAACAATATAGAACATAATAAGTTTATACATATTATGTGCTATTAAGGAAAATGAATCCCACATATTTATCGGGGGCTACTACCCTTACTTATTCTCTCAAATTTGGATTTACGCATATTTCATCCGTTGGAAATATGTCTCCAGACAAACACTTATCGCCTTCACCAACAGCAATACATCTTCTAAATCCTCTATCTTCTCCAATATAACAAAATCCAGATTTCATTTTTGTCTTACTCGATTGTGTGCGGCTGCCGGCTTCATCTGGTTCTGGATCCTCAGATTTAGGCTGATTTTGTTTTTGAACTGCCTTGTCTAATAATTTCATATCTACTTTAGAATGATTATCAATCTTATTCATAGTTGCTCCTTTTTTAGAAAGACCCTTTTCCAATAAATTAACACCACCAACAACTGTTCCTGATGCGATATCTACCGCTCCTTTTGTTCCCACAGCAGCGACATTAACAATTGATTTTGTCGTTTCAGCAGCACCATATCCTAAAAATCCTAAAATAGGTTTCAACAAATCACGTATGGTTTCTGTAACTTTACCTAAATAACCGAAAAAGTTAATACCAAGAAAAGAGAGAATTAAAACAATCGCAAATATTCGTAAAACATCATATAAAGTATAAGATGAAAAATCAAAGAATGCCCCAATGCCTGAACTTTCTACAGCTGAACTTACACTTGAACTTACACTTGAACTTAATCCGGAAATTACTCCTGAAGTATCTCCTTCTGAAGTAACTCCTTCTGAAGAAGAAGAGGATGATAAATATTCTAATTTTGGTGTTGTTTCCATTATTACACTTTCTATATATACTCTACCATAAAATTACATAATTGCCTACATATTACCATTTTGTATTTTTTATTCATTTACCATACATAATTTCATTCATTTTATCCAATCTCTCTATTGTTTTATCTAGATTCGTTCTTTCTTTATGAATAATCTGAATACCATCATTTCCTATAATCTGATCATTTTCATCAGGAATGATTTCATTTTTTTTAATGTCCTTGTAAACAATATGTATTTTATTGACTACTTTTTCTACTTGGATTTTTTGGCTAGAGTTCAACATTTCAATTGTATAATCAACAGGATCTGTCAAGAGAGAAATTGCAAAATATATTATAAATCGCCGTCGTCTTTTTACACCGGACGTAAATTTAATACTATATATCTCTACTAATGCATTAATAATTTTAGTAGTTATATCGTTTTTTCTCTCTTTACATTCAGTCATTATCGCATCCCATATAATCCAAATAGGATCTTTCTTATACTTTTCTACAATTTGTACAAAAGAGCGTGGCTCACAAATACATATTTCCTTTTTATTTTTACATATCGTTTCATATTCTATAATCCATTCAACCCAATAACAAGCAGATGTTGCATTTTTAGATTTGAGAGATATATGGTAAGCAAACTCATTAATTGCAATAAATAATTCTTTTGGATCATTTTTCTGAAATATTGGTGTTGCAAAATCAACCGTAGGTGCTTTTAATCGTGAAGCCATAAAAGCCATATTGAACTCTTCCACTTTTTTAATTTTTATAGTCTCAAAAGCGTGTTTTTTTCGTGAGAGACACAATACAGCAATCACTTCTGCAAAAAGATTTCTTATTTTTGTATTATTTCGCATTGTAATTTCATTTTCTAAATATCCATTTGTAACAATCATTTTGAATTGTTCTATTCTTTTTGCAATGTAAATCGGTAACTTTGGGTTTCCTAAATGAATATATTTAGATAAATATAAAAGGATAACATCCCATAAATCGCCAAAATGTCCAGCACAAATCAGCTCAGAAGACCAAAAACAAGCATGTTCTATTTTTGAATTGATGATAGATGAAAGTAATTCGCTTATAACTTTAGACTTTTGAAATGTGGAGAATGTTATACATTTAAACTCGGGTGATGTTCTTTTATCATTTATTTCAGTGTCATTCATATTACTTTACTTACTATAAAAATAGTTACAAAAAATATATAGACTTAATACATATAATGACGTATTCATCTTCGCCATATTCTTTTATTAAAATATGGAATCATTCGACACTTTTACAAAAAATATGCTATATATTATTAATTGTTGTAGTATTGATGATTCTATCACGATGGTTGAACATAACAAAAGAAGGATTTAAGAATACATCTACAAAAGAGTTTGTAGTTAATAAAAACCAAGATATATTTGATGATTTTTATGTCAGTGTATATGATGATTTAGTACATAATACTGGAAAAAATGTTTTTGAGATAGGAGAGATTACTGCAGTTGATCCGCCTACAGATAATAGCACACTTTTAGATATTGGGTCAGGTACTGGACATCACGTAGATGCTTTTTCTAAGAAAGGCATTAAGGCAACTGGTGTAGATATATCTAAAGCGATGATAGATAAGGCGAAAGAAAATTATCCAGATAGTGAATTTAAGCAAGGAGATGTTATGAATACTATGTTATTTACACAAGGTTCATTTTCGCATATAACTTGTCTATATTTCACAATTTATTATCTAGAAGACAAACGACGATTTTTCAGTAATTGTATGGATTGGTTAATTCCTGGTGGATTTCTCATTCTGCATCTAGTTGATAGGGATAAGTTTGATCCTATATTGCAAGCAGGTAGTCAAATATTTATGATATCTCCCCAAAATTATACCGACAAACGAATAACAAATACGGTTGTAAAGTTTGATAAGTTTGATTATAAATGTAATTTTAATTTGAATGGAGATGTTGCTACAATGAATGAAACGTTTAAGGATAAACAAAATGAGAATATCAGGCAAAACGAACATAAATTATATATGGAATCGCAAAAAAACATTCTCTCTATGGCAAAAGATTCAGGGTTTATTTTACATAGTAAAGTAGATATGGTAAAATGCAATTATGATAATCAATACTTGTATATTTTACAAAAACCAAACTAAGCACTTTTTAGAAAAGTGCCGCACACAAAAGTATTTCAATTTAATTTTATTATATTATATTTTTAATATATAAATGTTTAAAAATATAGCAAATTTCAACAATACAAATGATTATTTACCATTATTCACCGCAGTATTGATTACTGATTTATTTGTCATTACATTATTAAACTCAAGAGTCATTAAATCCAAAGTATTGAAAGAATGGTATTCGCAATATAATTTATCTGCAGTCATTGCAGACGTTTTGATTATACTCATCGGATTAATTATCACAAGAGCAGTATATTATACCATATTTGATGATTTCTCCATCATAAAATTTGCCCTTTTAGCAGTAGCAATACAAATGATACACGACATTTTATTTTACGTCTTTTTTACAAATGTTCCAAGAGGATTTAATCAAATGATGGATACATTTAAGGACTACGCAGATGAAGTATCATATAAAGCCATTTTATCGGATAGTGGTATGATGGTTATGGCATCACTTATCGCTTCTTATCTTGCTGGTAAAGATTTAAATACGAATATTATTGTTATGATTAGCTCAGTATATTTATTGCCATACATTTTGTATAATTAACATCGTGTTATCTAGCATAGCGTTAGCAGAACAACTTTTTTGTAAAAAGTATTACTAATGAATGTTGTTAGAGAGTCTGAGTATTTTTATATTTTGTATACTTTTAATCTATTTACTATTATGCGGATATATTAAAATAAAATATCCATTCTGGAGTACACAACCAGTATATCATTCATATAGTTTTATACCACCACAAGGAAGAATAAGTTATGAATTATTTGCGATAAACAAATATGTAAATCTAGTAGATATTAAAACATTTAATGTAGAGGCTATGGATGATACAATGATTATACGTGTATGTAATTTTATCAAGACATATAAAAAAACCAAGCAAATATCAACAAAGCAAATATTAACAAAGCAAATATTAACAAAAACAAATATAATGGGCGATTTGGAATGTTCTAATTATCAATCGTATATAACGATTTATAAAAAGCCCAAAATGTTATTCGACAAACATAACAATAATTCATTTATGTATATTGATGAATATATATCTGTAATAACTGCACGGATACTTCACATGACATTAAAAGGCATCAAGACAATCCCATTGTATTATATTGACAACCTTTGTGTTCACCAAGACCACCGAAAGAAAGGTATAGCGCCTGAAATGATTGCGACACATTGTTATAATATGAGTCGTCTTCAATGTAAAGTGGTTACCTATTTGTTATGCGGTAGCAGTAGCAGTAGCGATATGGATGCGATTGTTCCTCTTACCACATTTATAACACGTGAATATGATATTTCTCAATTTTATTTTATGTCATTTCCTATAGGTTCGGTTTCATTAATTGAAATTACTAAAAAGAACATCTCTCTTTTTACGCATTTTATACATCAACATAATAAGTTTAATTGTATTATATTACCTGAAATATCAAATATTCAACACCTATTGAAAACCGGGAATATCTATATATATGGTATTATTCAAAGTAGAGAGTTGATTTCAATATATATATTTAAAAAAATAAGTAAGAATATTGATAGTGATAGTACGATGAATTGTATTGCGTCTCTATATATAGATGGTTTATCATCAGATATTTTTATAATCGGATTTAATCAAGCATTGCAACAAATAAGTAAGAGAGATAATACGATAAAAAGAATTATGATTGAAAATACCAGTCATAATGCGAGTATAATAGAGTACGCAAAACGCATAAATATACGAATTATATGTGAATATCCATCCGCGTTTTTTCTATATAATTATGGATGTTATTCATATCAACCTTCCGAATGTTTTTTTATTTATTAATTGATATTTTCTAATAAGTTCATTCTATTTTCTAAATATGATATTCTTTGTTCTACATTATTTGTAGGTGGCTGTTGTGGAGAACCTAAAACATTATTCATACCAGTTGTCATCTTATTCCAATTATCAAAAAGATTTTTTGATTTTGGTGGTTGTGGTTGTGGTTGTGGTTGTGGTTGTGGTTGTGGTTGTGGTTGTGGTTGTGGTTGAATTGGTGTTTGATATTGTTGATATGGTTTATTATTAACTGCTGCTGTTATTTTTGCGCCTTCTTTATTAATATTTTGAACTAATGGAATTTTTTCAACCGCACTACTAAACCAATTACTACCACCACTTCTTCTTTTTAATGTACGATGTTTTTTTGCGTTCTTCTTTACGATTTTTCGATGTGATGACTTTCTATGTGATGACTTTCTATGTGATGACTTTCTATGTG